TTGACACCAACACCGAATCACTTCATACAGACAATCAGACAGAAGGAGACATGACATGACTAAGGGTATCGTAATCAGCTTATATGACTACACAGGCGAGGCTCTCAAGCCTTGGGCAGAGGCAGGGTATACTTGCTATGCCTTTGACATTCAGCATGATCCTGATGTACACATTGCAGAACCATATATGGGTGGGGGTAGCATCCACTATCTACATGCTGATCTGCATGACTTTTATACCCACCGTCAAATCTTCAACCGCTTTAATGGTCGTAATGTTGTATTTGGTATGGCCTTCCCAGTATGTACAGATATGGCTGTATCTGGTGCGGCTCACTTCGCTAAGAAGGCAGAAGCTAATCCTATGTTTCAAGATGAAGCTGCTAAACATGCCATTGACTGTTCAGAATTATTTGATGATCTTGGTTGCCCATACTTCATAGAAAACCCTGTGTCTGTGTTGTCAACTCTATGGCGCAAGCCTGACCATACGTTTCACCCGTATGAGTATGGTGGATACATCCCCTATGGCGAAGAACAGCACCCTAAATGGCCTGACTACATTGCCCCACGGGATGCCTACTCAAAGAAGACTTGTTTGTGGACAGGCAATGGGTTCAATATGCCCACAAAAGTATCAGTGGAATGTGACAGTTTTGGCTCTAGCACTCAGCACAGGAAACTAGGTGGTAAATCAATGAAGACTAAGAACATCAGATCAGCCACACCGAGAGGATTTGCAAGGGCTGTTGTCGAGGCTAACACTTGACACTGACACCGAATTAACCTATCTACAGAATCACAGTTTGAAACAGGAGAGATAAAATGGCACTACCAGAAAACATGGTTACTAACGTACTCAGCGAAAATCAGAACCAGTTTATCACTGTAAAGTTCTTAACTAAGGATGACGAGGTGCGGGTGTACAATGGGCGTATGAACGTCATCAAGGGCCTCAAGGGAAATGAGCGTGGCAAGATTGCTGCTGCTGCTCTCAAGGCTCACGGCTATGTTACACTAAAAACATCCGAGGGATACAAGTGCTTCAAGATGGACCGTGTACTAGCCTTTAAAGCTGGTGGTCGGCATGTGTTTGGGTTGGGGGATGAAATAGTATGATTAACGAAGGTCCAAAGAAACCGTTAAGTAGGCGCACCGACAAGGTGTATAAGATTAACCCCGTAGCGAGGGAATTAAAAGATCCTAAGTTCAGGAAGCAGGTGATACCTAACAAGAAGAAGAATGTGAACACCCGTAAAGAGAAGAACGGGGGAAAGGATTTCTATGCTGACCATTTTATGCCTATCAGCGGCAATATACTACGAGGCCAGAAACCAGCCAGTTGACGGACAGTTGGCTGTTGCTGAAGTGATAATGAACAGGGTACAGAGTGATAGGTATCCTGATGATGCCTGTGAGGTAATTAATCAGAATAAACAGTTCTCCTATACCCACGATGGAAAATCAGATGACTTCCTCAAGGAGCCAGAGCAGGAGGCTGTTATAAGAGCCATTCTAGTGGCCTCTGAGGTACTTCGTGGGCATGGGTTAGGCATCACCTCGACTCACTATCACACAACGGCTATTATGCCCTACTGGGCGCAGTTCTATGACTATGATGGTAAGCTAGGTGATCATATGTTCTATACAATGGTGGAGGATTACTGATGGGATCAATAGAGCAAGAGATAGAATATTGGAGTGTGCAAAAGGCCACCCTACAGATCAGGAGTAATACTATAAATGATGACATAGATACATTGGAACAAGACTTGAAGGAGTGTAAGCAGAGACTTAAGATTCTACAGAAGAAAAGGGCATTGAACTCAGCGCAAAGGGTTATATGTCAAAATCACATAACGGACTTAGGTGGATAATATGAATGATGAGCACGGAGAGTTGATGACTAAGTTAAAGAGGGTACAGAAAGAGAATGAGAAACTGCGTGAAAGCTATGAAATCCTAAAGCGGGAAGCTGACTACTGGGAGAGAAAAGCTAAGAAGCTATTAGAAGAGAACCACAAGTTAGATGCACAAGTTAAACTGTGGAAAGGGACAGGACAGTGAACAACTATATATACACAGCCATTGGTCTTGTCGTATTCTATATAGGTCTAAAGATGTTCTCAGGTGGCATGAAAGCTATGGGTAATATGGATCACTTAAACTGGTTTGTAGCTAACCCTATTTATATGTTCTTTGGTGGGATCATCATGACCCTAGCGTGGCAATCAAGTAGCTTGAGCACTACAGCTATCATTGCTTTAGTTGCTTCTGGGGCAGTACCCCTACCAGCGGCAATAGCCTGTGTCTTAGGGGCCAATATAGGGACTACAGGGACTATCTGGCTAGCTGGTTTACTTGTATCTGATGGTATGCCAAGGGGTGATACACTGAGGATTGCAATGGTACACACAGGAATGAACTTACTGATGGCTATTAGCTTATTGCCATTCGTACATCACATAGCAAAATATGTTGGGAGGTTTGGATGAGTATAGAAGTAACATACATAGATCATATGGGCAGTGACCTGTCTGTCGTTAATGCAGCTAGGGTATCCTTTGGTAAGACTAGTGAAATGGATATGAGTGACCAATGGGGTCCACCTAAACTAAAAAACAAGGATGCTAAACTGATCAAGTACCTAGCCAAGCATAAACATATGTCACCCTTTGGTCATGCCTTTGCCAGCTTCCATGTCAAGGCTCCTATCTTTGTGGCTAGACAGTTGGTCAAGCATAAGTTCCTACGTTGGAATGAGATTAGTCGTAGGTATGTAGATGATGTGCCTGAGTTCTATGAGCCTGATACTTGGCGTGGTAGGGCTGAGGATAAAAAGCAGGGTTCTTCTGACAAAGTTATTACAGAGTTTCTTGTTCAAGGGGGGGATAGATACACACCTAACCACCTCAAGCAAACTATGGACATAGCTGACGGTTATGATTCTGTAATGGACGAGTCTTGCATGTCACTGTACTGGGACTTTATAAAAGCAGGAGTATGCCCAGAGCAAGCACGTATGGTGTTGCCACAAAGCACCATGACTGAGTGGTACTGGTCAGGATCACTGGATGCCTTTGCAGATATGTGCAATTTACGGTGTAAGCCTGATACACAGTATGAGACCCGTATCGTGGGAAATGAGGTGTCGAATATTATGTTGCGTTACTTCCCTGTAAGCTGGGAGGCTTTAAAACATGACTACTGATAAGAGACCTGTTAAGATAGAAGAAATCCTGTCTATGTGTAAAACCATAGCTTCCAGATACAAGCGACAAGACCAGTATGAAGACCTTGTATCTGAAGGGGTACTAATTGCCTTGGAGCTACAGGAAAAGGAGCCTAATATTGCTTTCAGCAGTATTTATATGTCCGTCAACAAGAGAATGCACGACTACCTAAACATTGATCTATTACCAGTGCATGTACCAGCTTCTGATGTAGCTAGGAGGTTGTCCCGTAATCCAGATACCCCTACGGAGGAAATGGGGGATAATACTTGGAAGGAAGAGAGCATTAACTATCTTAAGACAATATTCAAAGGTGGTTATGTTTCCTTGAGTGATTTAGATCAGCCTTTTGACGAATACACAGAGACCTATGAGGATAAAGACTTCCGAGAAAAGTTGTCCAAGGCGATACAGAATAAGTTAAGCAAGGAAGAGAAAGATCATATAGATATGAGATTCCAAGAAGGGTTATCCTTGCAAGAGTTAGGGGATAAGTTAGGAGTTTCTAAGGTGGCAGTCGGTAAAAGGGAGAAAAAGCTAATGTCAAAACTGAGGGGGATTGTTGCAGATTTGCAATAGTCTATAATAATATAGGCACTTAAGTTTACGTTCTTGGTTTTAGGTGCCTATATATAAATATCCCCTTCTTAAGTAACCCTTCCTATTACAGATATTAGTGATAGTGTTTAAATGGAGAATGTACATGGAGTATGAAGAAAAGAGAGGATTACCTTGTCCCTACCCTGAGTGTGGATCAAGTGATGCCTTTAGTTATAATACAGGTGGTTTTGGTCGTTGCCACTCTTGCGGTACAAAGTATCCAGCACGTAAAGAAATGTTTGATTGGGCTAAGTCTGAGTACCCTCCTATTGGTAGTACCCCGACAGTGGAAAATAGTCTACCTCCAACAGCTAAGGGTTCTGGTGACTATGTCGCAATGCGGGGTATCTCTCCTCGTGTAATGGAACAGTTTAACGTAAAGACTTATGCTGACCGTCAGGAGTACATATACCCCAGTGGAGGAATTAAGGTCAGAGGTCTGCCTGATAAGTCTTTCTACGCAAAGGGTGGATTTAAAGGTGATGAGTTGTTCGGTATGAACTTCTTCACTGCTGGTTGTTCTAAGTCCGTGACCGTAACAGAGGGTGAACTAGATGCCCTTTCTGTCGCTCAGATGATGACTTCTGACTATATCAACCCTATTGTATCTTTACCCTCTGCTACCCCTTCTAGCAAGATGTGGGAGAAGTGTTCCGATTGGCTAAACAGTTTTAGTCGTATTGTATTGTCTGTCGATAACGACGATGCTGGTAACGCTGTAGCTGATCGTATGTCTAAGATGTTCCCTAACAAGGTTTACCGTGTACCGCACGACAAGTTCAAAGACGCTAATGACTTTCTTGTTAATGGTGCTAAGGAAGAGTTTTGTAGTGCGTGGTTTAACGCTAAGAAGTATACACCTGACAACATTCTTAATAGCACTGAGCAGTTCTTAGACTTATACCTTAACACGCCAGAACATGAGTATGTACCAACAGGTATACAGGCATTAGATGATAAGATTCTAGGACTTATGCAGGGTCACTTCACAGTGATTAAGGCTCCTACTGGGATTGGTAAGACTGAGGTCATGCGTTTCTTAGAGTATAATATGTTGCAGCGGGGCGTACCTTTTGCCTCTTGGCACTTAGAGGAAACTAAGTTGCGTAGTCTTTTGGGGTTTGTATCTTATAAAGTTAACGACAATCTTACTCGGCGTGATTTGATAGAAGAAAAGGGTGCTGAAGAACAGGTTAAGAAAGCTATAGGAGAATTGACTAAGGATGAGTTGTTCTATCAGTTCTACCTATCTGATGGGCAAGGTGGTGATGAGTTGTGTGAACAGATACGTTATTTCAGTCAGGCATGTGGGTGCAAGTTTGTGTTCTTTGAGCCTATACAGGATGTCGTTTCTGGTCAATCTGAAGAGACCAAAGAGCAGTTGTTAGCTGACCTATCTGTAAGGTTGTCCAAGTTATCAGCGGAGTTAAATGTTGGTATTGTTACTATCGCCCACACTAACGATAACGGTGATCCTAAGTACTGTAAGATGATTGGTCAGAGGGCTTCTGTAATCATTGACTTACACAGGGACAAGGAGTCTCAAGACTTTGAGGAAAGGAACACTACCTACCTCACAGTACAAAAAAACCGCCCTTGCAGTGAAGAAGGACGGGCAGGTAAGATGAAGTTTGATGCAGATAAGTTTACACTCATGGAGGTGTACTAATGGTTGAAGCAGAGACAGTATTCGACATAGAGACAGACGGTTTTGACAGCACTAAAATACACGTTCTATCCTATCAAACAGCAGCTATGGATGAACCAAGGTCTATCTTTGACTACGATGAAATGAGGGACTTTTTCTTGGAGTATAGCTTAGATCAAACCTTAGCCTTAGTGGGGCATAACATTGTACGCTTTGATATACCCGCAGTGGAAAAGGTGCTAGGTATAAAGGTACATGCCAAGCTAGTAGATACACTTGGGTTAAGTTGGTACTTACATCACAACAGGACAAAGCATGGTCTTGCATTGTATGGTGAAGAGTATGGTGTACCTAAGCCCAAGGTAGATGATTGGGAGGGGTTATCCAAAGAAGAGTATGCCCACCGTTGTGAAGAAGACGTTAAGATTAATGTGCGCCTATGGCGAGACCTAAAGCGTAAATTGGAGAAGCTATATGATGAACAGTGAAGCGTGGAGACTTATCGACTATATTACCTTCAAGTTAGATTGCGCTAGGGAGCAGGAAGCCCTACGGTGGAAATTAGATGTGCCTAAAGCTGAAGATTACCTAAAGAAGTGGGAGGCTCTTAAGTCTTCTAAGGTAGAGCAATTAGCTGATGCCATGCCTGAGAAGGTTACTAAGAAGATGGTACAGGCACCAGCAGAAGATAAGTACTATAAGAAAAATGGGGAGATTTCTGTAGCTGGTGAAAAGTGGGTTACCCTTTGTAAACAGTATCGGCAACCTCTGACCGCTAAAAGTTTTATGATAGACCTAAGAGAAAGGGCTAACCCTAACTCCCCAGACCAAGTTAAGGCATGGCTTAATAAGGAGGGTTGGATGCCTCGCACTTTTAAGTTTACAAGGGATAGTGAGGGCAATGAGAAAAGTGTTGCACAAGTCAGGAAAGATGGTTTGTTATGCCCATCTGTCTTAGAGTTAGCTGAGAAGTGTGAAAGCATACGCATCCTTGATGGTCTCTCTGTTTTGTCGCACAGGATAGGTATCTTAAAAGCTATGTTACAGAATCAAGAGGGCGGGTATGTAAAGGCTACTGTGGCTGGACTCACAAATACTCTTCGCTTTAAACATGCTAAACCTTTGGTTAACCTCCCCTCAGTGGAAAAGCCCTATGGTGCTGAGATACGTGGGTGTCTGATTGCCCCAGAAGGTTACGTGTTGTGTGGTGCGGATATGACTAGCTTAGAGGATACAACTAAGCGACACTACATGCAGCCACTAGACCCTGAGTATGTAGCAGAAATGTCAAAACCAGGATTTGACCCACACCTTGACCTAGCTAAACATGCTGGTGTCATCAGCCAAGAGGACATAGACAAGCACAACACAGGTGAACGAAGCCTTAAGGCATTACGCAGGAACTACAAGGTAGTCAACTACAGTGCCACATATGGTGTTAAAGAGGCTACTCTGTCTCGTACTACAGGTATGAAGAAGTCAGAAGCTAAAGAACTACTTGCTGCCTTCTGGGATCGTAACTGGTCCGTAGAGGCCGTGGCAAAGGGTGTACGTGTACGAGAACCACAGGGGCTAGGGGGTATGTGGCTAAAGAACCCTGTCAGTGGTTTCTGGTACAGCCTACGCAGTGAGAAGGACCGCTTCAGTACACTTAATCAGGGTACAGGTGTATACTGCTTTGACACTTGGGTTAAACATTGTCGTAAGGATGGTGTCAAAACGATAGGACAGTTTCACGATGAAATTATCACTTTGGTAAAAGAGGGAAAGGAGACACAAGAAAAGATTAGTATGGAAGATAGTATAGAGCGGTTGAACGATGAGTTGCAATTAAATGTCCCATTGGGAACAGATGTGCAATTTGGCAACAGCTATGCGGATATTCACTAACCTATGAAAAAAAGTTGTCACTTAGGTTTACAAAACTGGATTTAGGTGCCTAATATAATATACACCCTTAATGAAAGGACCCGAAAAATGGCTAACATTACTTATGAAATGGATATGGTTTTAGAGTATGCCAAAGTGTTTAAAGAGAATGCTGACTATGGGAATCCAGAATCTCCCATGAAGTTTATCCGTGACTTAAATAAGAACGGCGGTAAGACTTGTGTTAATGCTTACTTTACCTCTGATAAGCAAATACAGAAACTACTAGATGAAGGTTTTGACA